GTCACCGAAGTCAGCTCCGAGGGTTTTCTTGAATGCGACGTATACAATGTCGTCTGAGTCGCAGTTTGTGACACGAATGCCGTTCTGGTCTGGGTACGCTGTTCCAGCAGTTGATCCAGCGCAACTAAATACTTCGCCGTTCCAGTGGCCGATATATTCTCCAATCTCGGAGAGTGCTTGGACGATTGGTGCTGGAGATTCGGCTTGAGATGCAACCCATCCAGAAGAGGGTGGTGTGGTACTAGAGGACGTATTTGTGTATTGGAAATCCGTGACAGGATCGTCAATAACTCCCTCGGTAATAAGCCAAATCGCGGCACTGACACTCCACATATTGCGCAGTGCGGTTGTGCCGTCAGAATCATACTTGGTATATGCTGGCTTTCCGTCTAAACTTGATCCGTTACGGACATACAAACCATTGGCTTCTGGATCTCCAGCACCATACACATTGTAGCTGTCTTCCGTGTAATTAATATACCCTCGGCTTACAGTGCGAGGTTCAAGCACAAGGTATCGCTCCCACCAAGGAGTGTCGTTATACGCAATGCTGGCAGCGGAGTTTAGCAACCAACTAACGCGAGTTGTGTCGTTAGCGCTTAATTGATGCCCTATGCGAGCCTCGACAAGCTTTAGCAAGTCATCCCAATCTCTAGTGTTCTGTGCCATTATGCTATAAATTTCGAGGTTTTTTCTATCTCCCTAATGATGATGCGGAAGATGTTGAATGTTTCTTTAAATGTCTGGTCGTGATGCTCTGCCTTGATCTCAAGCTCCTCAATCTGTTTTTCTAGTTTAGAGATCTGACTTGATTGCACGTAAAAGCATCCAATGATTGTCAGCGATAGGAGAATGAGTATAGTCTTCAAGGGCAGGGGTGGTTAAGCTAAGGACGCGTCTGCGTGTAGCTTTTTCATTAAATATTTGTCGAACTCTGGATTGTTCAGGTTTCCGTCAACTGATGCACATTCACCGCGTTGACGTTCCATGATATACGCTGCTTGATTAACAACTCCTAGATTTTCCAGTCCATTATCAGCGAAATGCTTATAGAAGAACTTCTTGCACCGCTCGTTCTCGTCTGGCGTGAGTTCTCCCATCATACCTTGAAGAAGCTTGCGCTTAGTCTCAGTGGGGAGCTTAAATAGATTAAAAATCTTTGTACTTACTTGTCCGTCAACCATATTTGTATAAAAGTATAGGGAGGGCAGGAATTGACCTACCCTCCCTATGTGTTAAGGGTTACAGGTTAGATTCGTCAGAACACTCGATCTTACCGAGGCGATTTGGGCCTTGGCTAAGAAGTGCTCCGTAGCAATCACATGCTCCAACAGAACCTGCACCGCGATCTTCGTACTCTTCAGAACCTTCGCCCCAAATTTGTCCGAACTCAAGGTAAGCTGGGTCGATGATGTAACCGCGATACTTAGTAGTAGTGTCGGCTGCAACAGCAAGCTGCGGATTAGCATTGATGATTTTAACTTGACCGAAATCAGAGTCATACATTTCAACGTTGTAAGGGATGATGGCAGTGCCATTCATGTTGTAGTCAACTTGAGACGCTGTACCTGCTGTACGAGTCATGTTAGCAACGATGTTAGTGCGTAGACCAGAGAATGCAAGCAAGTGCAAGTCGAGGTATTCGCCACCTTCGCCGAACATAGATGCAAGCTGTGCATTCAATGCCGCGTCGTCGAAATCAGCAACTGTGCCACCATATACGGAAGCAGCCTTTGTGCGGTAAGCAGATGCGAAGTTGGTGTTGGAAGGATCGGTAATGCTACCAAGACCTTCAGTTACACCAGCAGTAGTTCCAGGAACGTCAGTAGTCTTATCTTGGTCGCCGTAGAAGGTGTACTCCTTGTTGCGGATAAGTTGCTTAAGAGCTTTTTCTTTAGCATTTTCCTTGTCAACAGAAACAGCAGAACTGTGAGCTTCTTGCTCGCGAGTAACCGACCATTCTTGTACCCAACGTTGAGCCTGACCTGTGTAGTCGCCAACTGCTGTGAACTGATCGCCACCGTTGTCAGTGCCGTTTTGCTCGATGTGACCTGCTGCGCTAGGAGCTGCAAGTTCGTCCATAAGAACGCGAGGGTTCTTGTTAGTAATTGCCCGAGTTGGGAGCAAGCCAACCAAAGGGGCTTGCGTAGCTGCGTGAAGCATTGCAGTTTGCTTCAAGTCTTCGCGATTGGTGCTAAGAGTCGAAGGAGCTGCGTTAGTGGATGAGTTTGATATTGCCATAATAGTTTACTTTCTTTTCAAGGCTCGTAGTTTNCGATCTGCGGCTTGGCGTTCCAGGAATGGTAGCCTTCGTAGTGCCGTTGATAATAGCCTCAAGCTTTTTAATTTTTGATACAGTAGATTTAGGTGATTGTATTGCTGCCCTTCGGAAGAGTAGCAGTACCGTTTTTTGCCTTCGGAGCTTTCCGTGTCTTAGGCTTGCGATCCGCGATGGATGCTTTAGCTAAAACTTCAAAGAGCTTCTTGGCNTATTCAGGTTTGACAGATTTGACTACCGCAAAGTTTGGATCTCCCACGAACCCCTCGAAAACCTCTGCTTCCTCGGTGCTCATGTTTAAACTCTGCTTGAGTGTTTCGATTTCAGTATCCTCATCGTCAAACAACTTGGCCACCTTCTTGATCTCGGCCTTCCGCTCGCGCAGTTTAGAGATATTAGATTTCTGCTCCTTCGCCCACTGCTTAATTGTAGTAGCCGAATAGAACTTGCCATCCACTGTAGCTCCACGAACATCTTCGCCGCTAGCATCATCGTACTCTGTGGTCGATTCGTAAATCAACGCGTCAGTGTATTTCTCGATGTTTTCCTCTACTGCCGAAATAGTTGAATCAACTTGTTCCGCAGTATGGATGCTACCAAATGGTGAATCTGATGTTGCCGCGACAGATGATGCTGCTTTAAGCTGCTCTTCCTTGGTTTCCAACTCTTGCTTCAACTCTCGTATCTGCTTGCGTTGTTTACCAAAAGCTGCTCCTGTCGATGGCTGGAGTTTAGTTAGGTGTGCTTCCTTGTCTTCGTCTGAGAGAGCATCGAAATACTCCTTTGAAAGAACATCTGGCTTATCCTCTGCTTCCTCGTCATCCTCTTCAACTTCGACATCTTCTCCTCCATCTTCCTCTTCGGGATCTTCGACCTCATGTTCCTCTTCGGGGTCTCCCTCGTCGGTTTCTGGAGAATCACCAGAGACTAAAGCCTCTAGTTTTTCGTCTCGTTCTTTTTGGATGTCTGCAAGCGTTGGTAACGCCGTTTCTACTTCCTGAATTGCTTCTTCGGCATCAGGGATTGCCGCTTCGTCTATGTCTGTCATAATAATCTACCGTATTTACGGAACGGTGCGTCCTTAATAATAAATATAGCACTTGCCCCTACATGGAGCGGAGTTTGCGAGCCTCGTCTAGCCCTAGTGATAAAATCTCGTCTGTGATGTACATTGCTGCTGCTGACGCCTTCTGGTCGTAGTTCTCGCTACCCTGCGCCCAAGCCGCTTGCAATAGACCGTCGCGCTGTGCCTCAAAGTATTCGTGCAGTCCCAGTGCGAAATCTGGATTTCTTTTCAGGAAGTCAATTACCTCGGCAATAGTCTTAGATTGTAGCGGAGCGATTGCCCCCTTTGCGGAGGCAACCTTTTTAGCTACTTTTTTAGTCGTCTTTTTAGCTGGCATATAATGACAATCTTAATATCGCTGTCAAATTCTCCTACCCAGCGTCTTGGATGCCTTGCACATCTACGTTGCCTACCTGAGCTGCTCGCGCTCCAAGTGGCCCGAACTCGTCACGATTGACTTCTTGGTTCTTCACTTGTTGCAACTGCTTGACGTAGCCATCCATCAGGATTTGAAACTGCTGGCTTTGACCGAACAGAGTCGNAATGTTTTGCTTGTTCAAACTGACTGCTGCTCTTGGATGTAGTTCTGGACAATCGCAATACGTGCGTCAATTGCGTCGGTACGTGCGCCCGCTGCAAACCCTGCGCTCATGCGNTGGATGTCGCTGGCTGTTTCGTCCGTAATACGCGCTGAACCTTCGGCTTCTGGCTTCAGGATAATATCTGCGATCATAGGATCTGTGGCAGAAAGCAACCAATCCGCTACTTCATCGCTACCCACTCCGNGACGGAGAAAGCTGTTTAGCTGTCTGCACCACGTTGGAAATGCGCTCAAGTTGCTCTGGGTCGTCAAAGGTGCTATTGAAGCTGATGCAGAGATCCATCTCAGTCTCTTCGGTGTTCTTGACGAACTGAGTGCCTTCTGGCTTGCCAGTGACTCGGAAGTATAGATCATCTGGCCCTTCGAGCTTGAATGTCTCGTAAGACATAGCAAGTACGTTCTGTACGTGGCGGCGGAGGAATGAATCTACGTAGTGACGCTGGCGAACCTCAGAAAGAGGGTCTTCGTCCGACTGACCAATGTGTTGCATTGCTTGACCATCCACAATCTGCTCTAGGCTGATATTCGGCTGGAAGTCCTGCGGCTTGTTAATGAACTCTGGCTTGCGATTAGCTGGGCCATTCATCCGACCACCTGGGCCTACTTGACTAAGGTCAACTCCTGGGCCTCCGTACATCATAGGAGACGCGCCCCACTGAGCTTCGTCGATGTAGTTGTCTAGGATTGTCTTCTGAGTCTTCTGTGGAGCCTTGAGGATCTCAGGCCATGTAGTTGATTCGTAAAGTGTCTTAGTTTCGTATGTCAGCGGAGTAACAACGAACGGATAGCTGCGACGACCAGATTGTAGCTTGCGGTAAGCGTGTGACGGCAGGCCAGAATCATCCGATGCCATCTTAGGCGACCATACAGTAAGATAAATGCCCTCGGCACCATCTTCTTCGTCAATCAATCGCTCGTAGGTGAACACAACCTCGATGAAGTCGCGGGCATCTGCGGCTGTACGGCTACCAGTGTTGCGTCCGTTTATGTTGTAGCTCACCGTGCCTTGCGGAGAATCGAACAAACTATCGGACATACCAGTGTGGTTTTCGATCATGTGTTCGACCCATTCGGAATCCCAGTCCATTGTCTCGCGGTAGTTCACTAGGTCTTGACCTGTGAGCAACATGCGCATGTGTACGCGAGGTGAGTCTTGGACGTTCATCGTGTAGGCTGGCAGGATAACATCTGCATCTGGCGCAAGTGTGCGCACGTCAAATGTACCTGTGTCCTCGATTACGATAGGAATATCTGCTGATCCGTCTTTGCGCAACTGCTTGAGTGCCTTCTTTACGCGCTTCTCATTCACCGACCATCCTTCAACTTCGTTGAACATAGCCATTAGCTCGTCAATGCGCTCTTCGTCGGAAAGAAGCTCTACAAACTCTTGTGTCTGTAGTGCATCTACCTCCTCTAGCTCTGGGATGGACTGTAGCATTTGATCGAAGTCAAATGTCTTAGTTACACTTTGATTCTTCTTTTGCCAGCCACAATACGTAATAGCTAAACCCTTCTCGAACCAATACGAGGCGGCAAGCTCCATGTCGCGTTGAAAATTCTTGATCCCACTGTCACGCATCCATTTTAGCATGACGCTCACCTCTGCGGCACGTGCTACGTCGGTAGCTTCACGCGGATATGCTCGGATCTGACTGCGGTTCATTCCGTTCACGCAAAGAGCCACGCCATTTTTGAATAGCTCGGTCTGCAGTGAAAACCTCGGTGTCCGAGGCGTATTTATACGGAAATGCGTCGTCGTCGTGCTTCTTGAGGTCATTGGACTTGCCCGCCCACTTGTTCTTGCGGATGTCTCGATTCTGGTTGCACTTCTCCAGATAGAACTCTAGGTCACTTACATCTTTGTCGTANATGTCCTTGAACTTGTTAATGTCAAAGTCATCTATATAAATGTCTTGTTGTCCGTTNCTATCTTGGTTTTGAGTCATATTAAATTTCAAATNTTGGGTTGCCGTATCTAGCGCGATACTCTTTGCGGAATTTCACTTTAGCCCTGCGGAGGTACTGGTCAGATACGCCAAACTCGTCCAACAACTGTTCATCGGAATTAAAGTTNATAATATCGCCAGCTAGTTCGGACTTTATCTTCTTTATCATAACCCAATACCCTACATGATCTTGGATGTGATCTGAGCTTACAGTGATAGGTTCGGTGTCCATTTGTAGAAATATTTTCCATCTTGTGATCCGCGCTCCACTAGGATTCGGGTTTTTGGCTTAGAAAGTCGGTCTTTTCGGTTCTTTGGAACGCTTACCATTACCTTCTGCTTGCGCTCGCGATCAAATGCCAGCATCCAGCGAGGGTTTGCCACTGGTTGCGCAATAGCTTCAACGAACACAACATCTGGTTGAGCTGTCTCCACTACCGTCATTTCGTGGTCATAATGCTTCAATATCTTAGAGATTCCGCTCGGTTTGATCTCGTTGCCATCGAGGTCTGATTCATCGCACACCTCGTTTCGTACGCGCCCCACCTGCATAGGCAGCTTGCCTAGTTCCTTGGCGAGTTCGCCACATGTCATATTGCTCATAAGTTAATTTTGGTTAAGTTACCTCTATGTCGAAAGTATATGTCGGCGGTCAAGCAGTGACCATTAATATCCCTTGCCTTGTCGGGTAACAGTCATGGAATGCTTGTCGTAGTGAATTGGCCCTTCGCCTTCGTTTGCCGTCAGTAAATAGCGAATGCAGTCGATGAAATCCTTGAGAGCATCGTCTCGCTTGCCGTTCTTGCAGTAATTCATCAATGAGAAGATGGTGTTGCCAGCAGCGGCACTGATGCGGAGGCGAGGAGTGTTTGTATGCGGGCAATACTGCTTAGATCGGTCATATGATAGCGCCTCTTGTACTAGCGGTAGCCCTACGCCCTCGGTTGTGCCAATAGACGGCACTGTATCTATACCGTACTCAAATAGCTCGTCCTGAAGCGTCTTTTTGCCATCATCACGGGTCTGGTGCGGATTGTGAGCAAACCGAACGTCAATAATCCTCTCAAACACCGAAAGCCCGTCCTCAATCTTAGTCCACTCCATTTCAAGCTCTCGGAACGACAACCCGCCACAATCTATAGCCGCTTCACCCTTCTTCCAGTTCGTTGAGTCGTCTGACGTAGATGATTTGCCCTCCACTGCCCACTTGCCGTAGGTGTCCCGCTCTGGGAACTCAGCCCACAGTCGAATATCTCGATTCTTGTTGACGGATGCCCAGATGCAAGCCCAAGACTTAGTTCCAGCAGGGTCAATTACTTGGTATGTAGTCCAAGAGCCGTCCGAGAAGTCGTACTTCTCTTCGTTGGGGTCATAAACGTGAACAGCTCGGTCAAATGTCTTAAACATCGCCGTCATGCTCTTAGTCGGGAAGCCGTAGAGGATCTTCATGATCTCTTCCTCGGACGCATTGGCATGATTTCGCGCCAAACGCTTCCAGTTCGAGAAAGGGTTACGCTCGGAGTGGTAATACACCACCGCTACGTTATCCATTGGCTCTCCGAACGAGTTCATGGGCTGCTGCACGAACGGCATCATGCGCCCGTCCAGCATGGATGCAGGTAAGCTCTCTACCGTCTTTGCGCCGTCCAGCATTGTGCCTACAGTCTGAGTATAGCCGTGGATAGGGGTAAAGGTTAGCAGTATCGTAGAGTCGAAGTCGCCACAACGGTTACGTAGACGCTTTAGAAGGTCTTCATTGCCGAGATACTCGTCGCACCACGTGCCAATGTTGATAAAACCGCACCCTTTTTTGGGCGCACCGAGTTTAGCACCCTCAATAGTCGTGTCATCCTGCTGGAACTGCGTATAATACTTGAAATAGCACACTGAGCCGTTGGGAAGAATGAATTTGCCGCCCGCGAAGCCCGTACCNTTNGAGTAATTGATCTTAGTAACCTCATCCTTCTGCTTCTTCTTGAACTCCTGCGGCATCATTTCCCATAGATACGGCTGTTGGCGTTCNATTGACGCGCTCTCATTCTGCGACCAGCAGATAATTTCCGTATTAGGGTTCTCTAGTAAAGCTCGCATGACTAGCCAAGCCGCACTCCTCGATTTCCCACTCCTGTTGCCTCCAAGCACCCATACCTCATCTATAACTGGTTTGCCAAGTAGCTCTTTGACCTTCTCTTGCTGTGGAAGCACGAAACTGTGGTACACGGGGTCTTTGATAGAAGCCTCGATGCGCTCGTTGTGCACCTGAATGCTCTGGAGGTAGGCTTCAGGGTCATTCTCCAGCATCCATAGCTGATCCTCGTCNGATGGAGTCTCCATCATCGGGTGCTCTGTGTATTCTAATTCCATTTAGTATAAATCAATGACTTGAGTGCTGCATGGCACGGATCTTTCCCTCTGTCTAAGCTTTACCGTCTCGCTAGGCTCATCTAGGTTGACAATCACGTCGGGCTTGTGGTAGCTCGATACTAGGCACTCACATTCTTCGACTGCGGAGTTCTGGAAATACTTGATGTACGCATCTTCCCAGATAGCTGCCTTGGGGAACGGTTCGTTGTCCCTGTTTCCAAATATAAACACCACTTTCATCTAATCTACCTCGATTACCGCCTCGGCTTCCTTAGCTTTGGCTATCCTTGCCCGTAGTTCTGCCGCTTTATCCTCGTATTCCTCTTGGCTAACGACATGATTGACCTCCACCACTTGCGTAGCTGCTCCCGAGAACTTCTGAAAGCGTTCAGCCTTGAGGGATTGCCCGCGATTAATCTGTGCGTACCCTTTGCCGTCAATCTCTAGCTCATCCCTCTCAATTAGATCAAGCATCTTCTCCATGTACCGACGCTCCAGTTCAGCGCCCATTTCGTAGTCCGTAGCAGCGTCAGCTGCGGCTTTCGAGCGAATAGCTTCGTAGTCGTCCGTGGTGGCAAGCTCTTTGCGGATATTGTAGTAAGTCCACCGAGACACGCCAGTTTCACGGCACAATTCAGCGACATCAAATCCGTCGCTAATAATGTGTTTAGCCACAACCGCCCACACCTTCGGGCTTCGGTTGGACAAATGCTGTGGCCCCTTAGACTTCTTCATCTCCTTGAGAGTCTTAGAAATGAAGTCTTTTGGCTCTAATGCTACTTCTTCACTCATCTTCTAGGTCATCCCCATCAAATTCAAAAAAATCCATATCTAGGTCTGAGGACATATCTTCTAAGCTATCCCTGAACAACATACGCCCTATACGAAAGTTAGTGTAGTCGTAGTGCAACGCGCCGTCGTCATTGATAACAACCAGTGCGTAGTTAGCGAAATGCTCGCTGAGGATAGCCATTGCGTCAGCAATACGCTCCTCGTCCTCTTCCTCGATCACCATTAGTATTCAAGCCCCCCACAGCGTTCAAACGCCTTCTGTACGTCTTCCTCAAGCTCTGGGTAGTCGCCAGCGTCATCTAGCAGGATTTTACGCAACCATTCCTTCTGTCGCTCCTCCTTCAGCTTAGAGCTGTTTACTTTCCGCTTAGGGAATTTAACCAA